GCCTAACACAGGAGAGAAAACAATGAGCCTTTCACAAACAGAACGTGAGCAAAGGGATGTGTCAATGTTTGGCATGTCGAGTGATGAGCTTCGCCAGATGGCCGTGACATTTCCATGCAAAGTAGGTGTGGAGGGAAGGCATGGAGATGCCATGTTTATTATGTCAATCCTGTCAGATGCACAGGAGGTCATGGCGTATGGTGACGTGGAGACAGCACGGCAGTATATTAACCGTGCCAAGTATTTATTAAGTTACCTTGTAATGAATGAGGAGTGAGCTATGAGTTTACCAGCACAAGTACAATCCATGCTAGAGGATTTATTCGAGGAGGAGATGGACCGCCTGTTGGCATTGGGTTACGATGTACAAAAGGCTGGCCTGTTGGCAGAACAAAAAACATGGGAGTGGTTCAGTGAGCGAGAGTGAACGAGAGTTATTGCAAAGAGCATTGGCAGAATTGCAATATGCTTACCACTATGGAAATCCTGTACGAGTGGGTATATTAATCAAGGAGATTAGAGAATGTCTGGAAGACGAACAGGAAGTGACGGGAATACCTGTCTAATAATTCCAGTTGAGGAGTTCTGGGATCGTAAGGTCGATTGGTATACACAGATGTGGTGGAATGAGCGCCACACTGATGACCAGTATGTGTATAACATGAAACACATGGGCTTCGATGAAGCTCTAATTCGCAACAATATGTATGAGGAAAATTAAGATGAGTGACAAAGTAGATTATACAAATGCACCTATCTATTCAGATGAACAAATACAAGGAGCTATTGAAAACTTAATAGACTCTTGGGATTGGAATGATCTACGTCAATATATTATTGATGAACGAATGGACTATTATTGTGGTACTGCTGACAATGATGAGATAGATATGCTTATGGAAGATTATGGAAAGAAGGAGAACTAGAGATGTCTATGGGTAAGATGTATGAGTATGTGGGGCGGCATGATGTGCCAACCTACCCGACACTGTGGCAACGCATAGTGCAATGGGTCAAGAGTTTCTTCACAAGGGAGCCTGTGCTTGTATGTGATGACGGGATCAACCTTGCAGGACTTGCTTGTGTCGGTGATGCAAATGTCCAAAGAGTGTTAGACTTATTGTATTCGGAGGGTTTAACACCTACCATTAATCGTGACACAGACAAGTGGCAGGGCCACTACGTAAAGGTGACAGACATACGCTCGAAGAAAGACCCTAGAGGCGGTGTGAAGTTTGTCGGTGGAAACTTTCTGAAGATTGCAGAAGGTCACAACGTCTCGTATTTTCCATTGACAATATGTGATGGGTCTTTGTATAATAATCCCTTCTATAATGTGGAGCGGATCATTAGCACAGTAGGTGAACGTGATGACATACACAAGAAAGTTAAAAGGAAAGCGCCGACAGTTAAGGCGGCGTAACCTTGAGGCACACTCACTGGAGGATGCACAGTTTCGACCACGCATTGTCCGTGACCAAACTAAATACACAAGAAAAGGAAAGGCAAATGATCGGAAACACATACGATCTTCAATCGAAGATGAGTAGCAAACCAAAGCGCAAGGAGACTAGACACTTGGAGGATTGGAAGCAGCAGCGCCGTAAGCAGCGGCGTATCAAAGAACGTGAGAGGGATAAACGGTATGGAAACTTATCACGTGGGAATTGATGCTGCTCTTCATTAAACTACTTACCCCTGTGCTGCTGCTCTGGCTGTTGTACGTAGTTGGAGCAGCAGTACTGAATGACATTTGCGATTGTGTCATAGAATATAATCACTGGTGGAGGTCTATATGATTGAGGTTACGTTACCAGCACTTACTTTTCTCACACAGATTGTGTTGGGATTGGTTACTACAAATCCTATGCACCACTCAAGTACATTGGATACGCACGAGGAGTTGTACTGCCTTTCGTTGAACGCCTACCATGAGGCACGAGGCGTAGACTTTGATGAGATGCTGGCTGTGTCACAGGTGGTGATGAACCGTGTGGATAGAAGTTCATACAGCACTGTGTGTGAGGTAGTCACAGAGGGGCCAATACGTGAGAGTTGGCGTACACGGCAAGACGATACGCTGGACGATGAGGAGCGTGTGTACTTTCCAATACGTCACAGGTGCCAGTTTAGTTGGTATTGTGATGGCAGGTCGGATGCAGTACGAAACCTGACAGGATGGGAGGACGCAGTTATAGCTGCCTACCTTGTGTACAATGGGTACGGTGAGGATCGTGTAGACGGTGCGCTGTACTACTATGCACATAAGAGAATAGCTATGCCAAAGTGGGCAAAGACCATGACGGTGACTGCCATTCTAAACGGTCACACTTATCTTAAATAAAACGCTTGACAACTGAGGTCAGATCAGTATAATGGGGATCAGACACACACACACAAAGGAGATTGAATAATGTTAGATACACAGATGTACAATAGCTTGAGCGACAATGTTACTGAGGATAGTGTCTTTGGAGACATTCCAGAAGACGTAGACTTTCCCGTAATGTTTGAGCCTACAAGAGTGTCACATAAAAAGTATGTGATAAATGGAGACACGGGTCAGTATCTTGACACAGTGGGCCACAAGTTTAATTGTGCCAGCCATCCTGATTTCTTTGGGCGTGTGCAGGATACCATAATCGAAGAGCTAAATGCTCCCGACCTAAAGGATGTTGCTGTAAAATGGCGCACTGCTCGTGAGGGAGCATGGGTTATGATGGACATGACCTTTCCAGAAGTGAAGGTGCATATTGAAACAAGCAAGCACACAACTGAGATTGCACAGCGTGTGATTGCGTTGCATGGCATTGATGGTTCATGCTCCAATCAAGTTTACTTTGGGGGCATTGACTTCTTCTGCACCAACGGCATGATTAGTGGTGAGTATGACACGGTGCGGCGTAAGAACACTCTGTTGTTCTCATTGGACAGGTTCATCAGCGAACTACGCCGTGCAAAGCAGGACTTCTATCAGCATGGTCGTAAGCTACAGACGTGGGCTTCCACTCACGTGAGCCACGATCAAGTGAAGCAGTTGCTGGATGAGGTACTAAAGTCTGATAGCAAGGCAGACAAGATGTTTAATGTATACAACATGGAAGCTGCACAACGTGGGCAAAACCTGTTCTCATTATACAGTGCCTTTACTAACTACTCTTCTCACGCGAATGAAAACAACGGGTTCAAGTTGCGTGAGACGGGCAATGATACACAAGCACAGTCTATGTTTCGCAGAGAGCAAGACGTGAGCAAGTGGATCAGCACACCACAGTTTCGTGCACTTGAACTAGCAGCGTGATGCACGACTTTCTGTTGGGTTTTGCGTGGGCAGTGGGGTTAATCCTCATTGCCTTCGCTTTTATTTTATAGGAGAATGTAAATGAGTAAGAACCGACCTAAACTTGAAACAGATTTAAGGACAGCTACACGTAGCTACTACTCCTGCTTGAAGGGTACAATAGTACAGATAACTCGTCTCGAAAGATACATTACTCGTTTTGCTATTTGGATTTTAGCATTGACCCTTCTGCTTGTGTTAATTAAAGGATGAGTGGCACTGGTATAGCTGGAGCACAGGACTATGTACCTACAGACAAAGGAGGATGGAGGTGTGCTACTTGCGGTGAAGTATTCCACGAAGAAGCCTCTGCACTTGCATGGGGTAGTCCGAATGGATTGCAGCAGCAATGCAAGCAGTGCTATAAGGACAAGAAGCCTATCAACATATACACACAAAGGCAGTGGGATAGAACAGTTGGATGGGGCAGGGTTCCGAAGGAGTATTCAGATGAAACTACCTAGATTTACACAGGTGCGTGAACTAGCAGATGGGACAAAAGCGTACAGGTTTAACCCACCACAGAAGTTTATAACTGCTGGTGTTGTTGAGCGTGTGGAGCTTGGACCTGATCTGTCGGCAGCAAGGTCGGCTGCTCGTGAGCACAATGCCAAGATAGATGAATGGAGGAAAAGTCAAGCAGAAATATTAGATGTTCGCAAAGGTAGTAAACTATCTTTGTTAGTGCGTGATTATTGCAACAGTAGTAACTTCACTCTACTAAGAAAAGCTACACAGAAAGACTACATGTACTTTCTTAACAACATGGTGCAAACCCTTGAAGATGCTAGGATTTCTGATGTAACAACTCGACGTGCGAAGGGTGCATACGAGAAATGGATACACAGTGGTGTACCTTATGCCAACCACGTATGTGCTGCTGCCTCTATCTTATACAACTACGCTATCGACAGAGAGTACGTCACATTTAATCCTTTTGCATATGTCAAGAGAAAAACACCTATGCAACGTAAGGTTGTGTGGCAGCATGAACACGTTGTGAAGTTTCTCGACACTGCGTACAGCGAGTGGCGGTGGCGTAACATAGGTCTGATTGCACAAATGACATATGAATGGGTACAGAGATTGGGTGACATGCGCGTATTGGAATGGGATAATATTGACCTTGATGCAAAGCGACTAGACTTGCAACAATCAAAGCGTCGAGGACAGGTGAGCCTTCCGATATCGAATGAGTTAATCAACATGCTGACACAACAGCACGAGGACTTTGGCTTTCAGAAGTATGTTGCTCCCATGATAGCTCCTGTACAGGGAGAGTTTATTCCCTATACTAAACAACGTCTATCTAAGTTAAGCAGACAAGTTATAATAGCAGCAGAGCTACCGTCTGAACTATGGCTTATGGACTTGCGACGAACAGGCACAACACAGATGAATGATGCAGGTGTATCTATGGGACAGATCATGTCAGTGACGGGTCATGTCAATCCACAAAGCGTTAAGCCCTACCTTACACACACCTATGCCAGCGCAAATTCTGCCTTGACACAAAGGCAAAGTTATGGTAAAAGCATAGAACCTTGCCGCATGAAAGGTGATACATAATGTTAAGTACAGCACAATCTAATGTTCTTTACATACTTAAAGATGAGAAAGAATTATTAATGACAAGAGCAGATAAGGAGGATGTAGAATATCTTACAGTACTACGTTGGTTAAATAATAGAATACAACTGTTGGAGAAACAGCATGAATATATTTAAACTTAGCGACGATCCCTACGAATGTGCGGAGATGCACTGTGACAAGCATGTAGTCAAGATGATACTTGAGACTGCACAGATGTTGTCAACAGCCTATCGTGTATTGGGTAGTGAGAAGTTAGCAGACGATGAAGGCTTGTACAAAATTGCACACAAGAACCATCCTTCCTGTGTATGGGTACGCAATGATGTTTGGAATTATTACTGGACTGTATCGTTGCTTGCTGCTTTGTGTGCAGAGTACACGCACCGTTACGGCAAGCACCATGTCAGTGAAAGGTTGCTTCATTACTTTCAAAAGCATGTGCCTCATGGCATAGAGATGAAAGCACAGAACATGCCATTTCCACAGTGTATGCCAGACGAGTACAGGGTTGAGGGTGATCCTATTTCTGCATACCGTAAGTACTACAAGGGTGAGAAGGCATACTTCGCTAAGTGGGACAAAGGCAGAGCATCACCCGCATGGTGGGACGATGACATGCAGGACTTAGTGCAGCACTTTGCTACAACTGAAGAAATGTTAAACTCTGTGGAGGATAAATCATGGTATACACAGTAACAGTAACTCAACGTAATGTATTTGAGATTGACGATGAGGATGAGGAGTTACAGAACTTTAGGAAAAGCGGTGGCTCAGTTGAACAGTATGCTGCTGAACAGTATATATGGGATGAAACTTTAGGTATCTACACTGTTGATATAAATGTTGAATGGGCCTTGATGAAACTAGGAGAACTATAATAAGTGTGCTCTAGACAAAGCTCTGCCAGTAGCTCCCGACCACTCTTGTCTCAAGGTGGCGTGAAGAAATCGGGTAACTGGCAACTCTCTTGTTAGGTGCAACGTTGCACTTATTTTCTGTAGGAGAACATCATGGATATAAGAAACTTTGTAGATGATCTGGATGTGGCAAACGGAGCTACGGTTAGACGTAACTGTCCTGTTTGCGACGGATCAAAAACATTTACAGTCACCAACAAGAATGGAATGATTGTATGGAACTGCTACAAAGCTGGCTGCTTTGTGCATGGTGGTACTCGTACCTATCTTAGTGTAGATGATATACGTAATACCATTCACATAAAAGAGGAGAC